TTTCATTCCCCTCCTTAATAGGATTGTCAGACTTGATTACTTTTTCATCAAGTCTATTTTTCTGCGATACTAATAAGCCTTTAATCACAGAATTCTTTTCGTTATCGTTTGATTCAACGAAACCAATATTGCTCATGCCTTTGTCGCAAGACGGACATGAGGAAGATTCATCTTGAGATAATCTAATGAGTGAGTCTGACTCACACCAATAAACATTCTCAAGGTCTACCTTACTAATAATACCATCAATTTTATTTTGACCGTCAGCCATTTTCTCAATTGATACAATGTTTGCAAATTGATTGGCTGGATTGTCTACTAATGAGAGTTCATGGAGGTCATAGTCTTTAATAACACGAATTGACTTGTCCATCTTGGCATCGTAGACTTGTTCAGAATCTTTGATATTGCCACCAATAGAAAAGCCAGAAAGAGTACCATCAAGAACCTTTTCCCAAGTATCCTGAGCACCTTTAGAAATATATGCATTTACGAAAACTCCATTATAAAATTTATCTTCTTCTTTATTATAAAACTGTTCTGATTTAAATGACACTACCCTGCCGACTGCAATAGGCATGTGCATTTCACGTAGGTTGCCACGGAATCTTTCAAAGGCTTTTACGCTAACGTCAGTAGGAACTATATCCTCTTGTTTGTCAACGTTGTCAAGGGTTGCAAAACCAGAAACGATTCGTTTCTCTTTATCGACTTTAGCAATTGGCATTGACAACTTGATACTGTTGTCCTCTGAGTGCCAAAATGCTTTATGCAAATTAGTCATACTACCTCTATTATAATCAGTGTTTATAGGAACTTTACAACTATTGTTGAGATCTACCCTCGCCCTGTGCATTTCTGCCAGAGTTGGTTGATGGTGAGTCTGATGCGTTGTTTGTTCTTTCTTGATCTCTATTTCTATTTCCAGTAGCCTGGGCTGTTTGCTCTGCTCTTGCTTGAGCACCCATAACTATTGGATCTGACCCTCCAGGTCTAACTGGATAGCCAAGTCTTTCACGAACTTCATTTGGAACCAATACCTGCATTCTTAGGTATCTTTCATCAATCTGACTTTGTGTTTGTTCATCTGTCAGGGTTAGTTCGTTAAACTTGAGGACTACTACATCAGTCTTTTCTTTTACAATCTTGTTAATAGTCTTTTCTAGATTTCTTTGAGAAGGTCTAGCAACTTGCTCTTTAAATGTTCTGTCTGCTACCAATGCGGAGGCAATTGATACCCCAGCACCCCCACCTACTTTTGAATATGGAACTTGGTGAGCCATCAAGATATCGTCACGATTTGCCTTACGATACCTGTCAAACGATCCATCTTGAATTCCGTTTTCAATAGGATCTAACTTAAACTCTACCTTATTATCTGGTCCATCTCCAGGAAGTGGTATATAAAGAGTTCTGTGGTTTTGACCTTTGAGTCCTGATTGCATAAATCTAAAGAACTTATCTTCTGCATCTGAACTAAGTTTTGCACCTTTTAAGGTAGCAATGTATCTAGGAACTGCTTTATTTTCAAAATAATCAACGTTATATTTTGCTGCTAATTCGTTTCCAACCATTGAGGTTGCTGCTGAAACTGTATCTGGAACTCCATAGTATGAGTTCTTTGGAGAATACTTTTTAATATGAATTAGTTCGTTTGGTCTATTATCGCTTGTTACAGGGTTTGCTGTTTTACCTTGAAAGTTTCTAAAGTAAACAACCTTTTGATTTACTATTTGAATATATCCATCACGCATACGGCGTACACGAATTGTGGTTGCTGGTATATGACCAATGTATCCAATTTCACCATTTACTTTACGTCCTATTTCTATGTATCCGTTTCCAACTGTTTCAACATCTGTGTATACTTTTTCTAATACATGTGTAAATGTATCTTCATCATTTAAACTTTCTAACCAGTCAGTTACTTGAGACTTAATTCTTTGAATTTTTCTTTGTGCCCTCATCAATGACTCTTCTGACTCTGCTTCTTCAAGTCTTGCCATTGTTCCGTCTGTAATTTCAAATCCATAACCAAGGCCAACTATGTTAGACACTTTTGCTGCGATGGCAGCGTGGTTTGCAAATGAGTTTTCATAAAAATATGCTAACTCGTCTAGGTTATAAGGTGGAATAACTACGTCAAAAAGACCATATGCTGTAACCATGTCTTGCTCTGGAAATAGTTGTTTTGATTTTGCATCATCTACACCAGTGAATGCCTTGTTTAGCATTCTTGCTGCTTTACGTTTAAAGTTATGACTCATTCCGTCATATGACTTTACTATTTCAACGCTGGTTCCAAAAGAGTCTACTCTGTCTTTTTTTTCTGCTTTATCTAATTGATCTATTCTTGCTATTGCTTCGTTATCTTCCATGTTTCTTAAATCCCTTTTCTGCTGCCATCCAAGCACCTATATCTGTTTCACTTGGGATAAGTCCTGATTTCATTCTGTCTATCTGTTCTGAGTGTTCTTCGTCTGTAACTCTATTAACCCCAGCCATAAACATAACCTTGCCTGCTGGTGCTCCATAGTGTTCTGCTGCTTTTCTTATTTTTGCCATCTTCTCTAAGTCGTATGGCCTACCTGGAATATTCATGATATTGCCATTTCCATCTCCGTAGGGCTTGTTATCAAAGTCACACATCCAAACATAAATACCCCAGTCTGACTTTTTTTCTACTATAGATATTCTAGGCTTACCATTATTTTTAAGTTTCTTTTGATTCATGTCAACAAGTATACCATATTAAACTGGTCTGCCAACAAATTGATCCCATTCAACGTCAGAAAATACATCTAGTCCTTCTGCTTCTAACTCTACTATCGAAGAATCTGAAATAATTGAATTTGAAATACCTAAATAAGCACCAAAGATTCTTTCTCCGTCAATAATATAAGTTAAAGTTGTTCTTTTCTCTAGTAAGTCCAACCAGAATGTGTTATACCAATCTTCCCATTGTAAATCTATTTGTTCTATTTGGTTATTAATAACACCCTCTGTTGTCTTTACTTGCTGCCAAGTTCTTTCACTAATGCTTTGACCAAGCACCAGTGATGATCTCTTATAGAAGGCAATGTTGTTGTATACCATTCCGTTATAAAGTTCTAATTGTCCAGATATTCCATTTAAAGGTATTGATGACCCAAAGGAAAGAACTAAGGATGTCCACATTAGTGGCTTAATAACTGGATTTTGAATTTGTATTCCATTTTGATAAAAATCAATTGTTATATCTTCATATCCAGTCTCTGAGTCAAAGGCTTTCAAAAATGCCCTCTTTGCACTTCCTCCTGATTCTGGAATTAAATATATATCTAACTTCTTATCTGGTGTAACTAATTTTGCTATCTTCTTTGAATAGTTCATAGTTTCATTTTGATTGTACATTAGCCATAATTGAATACCCCCGAGAATATACTGTGAAGATCTTTGAGAGTTAATTGGAATTGAGAAGCCCTTTGTTACTGCTGCGTCACTATTAGCCAAGCATGATATTCCAGAGTCTCCTGTCAAATATAGGTATGGAGTAGATTCTCTATATATTCTAAATGGATTCTTTGACTTGTATGAATATACATCTCCATATTTAACTATTGGATATATTGTATTTCCAGTCTTTGTTCCTATACCAAAAAATTCTGTTTCGTTATGGGCAATAGATGCTAAGGACATTTTTGCAATATTTGTAGGATATGTCTTAACACCCTTTGATTTAACCTCTAAGTGTAAGGTGACGTAGTACTCTTCAAAATCTACTAGTTCCTTAGGTGGGAATATGGCTGTTCCGTCTACAATTTCATACTTGGTAGAAACAACATCTATGGTGTTATCAAAGTCAACTACCCTATAGTTTGTAGTGTTAACTGTGCTTGAGTATGATGTGTATGGGATCTTTCCTACTTGTTGATAATTTTGTATTGTTAGGTAAGACTTTAAGGCATGATTTGGAAGTGTAAAGTTGTTATGTTGTGGAATATTAATAATTGGGTTTGAAGAGTAGTCTATATTAAATTGAATCATGTCTAAGTCGTAATAACTATTTCCACTTCTATCTTGAATATATTTACCAAAGTAGGATAATGGTATGGAGTCTTCCCAATACCCCGCAGTTGCCACGTCTAAGTATGTTGCTGGGTTTGATCTTATGGTTGTCAAACTGTAGCATCCTATATATTGAAGAGTAGCCTCATCATTAGAGATATCTTTATTTATAAATCCATTTTGATTAAACCATGTTGAACAATCTTTGTCTGTAAAGAATCTATTATTAAAAGTTACATTGTATATGTTTCCAGTAAAGGTATTTGCTCCATTGCCACCTATATCTAAAGATATGTTTTGAGGATTTGAAAAAAAGTTTCCTAGTGTTGTTTGCAGTTCTGAAGATACACTGTCCATGTCTAAGCCAACCATAAAATAGGTTGATGCGGAAACGCTTGCAGAGTGCTGAAGAACATCGTTAAACAAGTATTGAACGCTAGATCCATTTATAGCAATTTCAAATATATCTGAGTTAAAAGAATTCTTAAAATACATCAAGGTTTTCTTGCTATTTATAAGTGCATTGGTTGATTTAAACATAGCAAATACTGACTTTGTTGGAGAAGATAGTTGTGCTAAGGTACTAAAATGTATAGAAGAATTTATGTTTGAGTAACTAGCACTTGGTGATAAATTAAAGAATGGCACACTGCCACTTTGAAGTAAGAAGTTGTCTGAATATATGTCTAGGTTTCCTATGTCTTGATAGTGAAGTATTTCTGGAAGATTGTAATCTAAGGATCCTATATATTTAGATGTAGCGTTTAGATTGTTAAAGTACCCACCATTCCAGTTATTATTTTCTGGATAACTCATTGTTGAACTATAGTTTGCAAATGGGAAGTCTATATATAAAGAGTTTCCATCAAAGTTGTTAACTATAATTTCACTACCTACTACTCCTTGACCATAAACAAATCTTCTTTTTGCAACTTCTCCTGGAACTAAATAGGGATAAATTGCTATACAGTCAAGATCAAAAGGGTGAATATCTTCGTGTCCAAAAAATCCTATCCAGTCTTCATTAGATGCTGGGAAAGAAATATAATCTTGATCAATATCCATAGACAAAACTTCTTCTCCGTTTAAAAGAATACTTGCTGTGTCTTTTCCATATCTAACATCTAATAGCATAGGCCTAAACCATTTACCAACAAAGTAAGACTTTTTATCTTTTCCTATTTTTAAAGTTAGATATTCTTGATCTACATATAATCCATCATTTGAAGATATTGGTCCAATTATTCTAAATTCTTGATGTAGGTCAGAATATAATCTAAACCAAAATTCTAAAGTCCTATTCTGATATCTTCCTGATTCATTTAAAAATCCTTTTCCTGGTATTACAAGACTTGGCATGCCACTTGTAATTGGAGGTTCTATATGAGTAATGTTGCCAGCACCGTAAACCATTGGCATGCTGGTATTAATTGACAAAGGTTTGTTATTATCTACTAAGTAATATCCTTTATCTTCTTCATTAAATCCATATGCGTCTGCCTCAACAACTTTATAACTTGTGTTTGGTAGTAGTGATATTAAAGAACTGTCTGTCAGTGTTTCTGGTATGGTTCCAGTTGATTCCCAATTAAATTCTTCTGACCATTGGCCCAAAGACCAAGCATTAAACAAAACTGAATACTGTTCGAGCACTGCACCGTCTATATACTTTATTTTTATAATTGGCTGAACAGACAAAAATTGATCTGGAAAGTCTGAAGTAAACTGTAATTTTTGCCACGCTGTTATTGCTATTCCGTTTACTTGAGTGCTGTCATAAAATGTAGATGAGGCGGATGTATTATACAGAAGTCCTATTTCAAAGTAATCTACTAATGTTTGCAATGCATATACAAAAATATTAAAGCATACTGTACTTTTTGTTGAATCAAAAGCACTTGCACTTACTAGTGGTCCAGTGAGGGTTACCAGATCTTCTTCAATATCATTTCTTGATAGAAGCCTAAAAGACTCTTCTGGCAGTTCGGCTGATGTTACTGTTATTGCAGAAGCAGTACCCCAATCTGCATAGTCTGGAACAAGGTAGTCTAGTGATTTTTGAGATTGGGTCAATAATGATGGGTTGTATGATTTGTCATCTAGTGCCCACATGGATATTGGATGCTCAGCAAAAATTTTAGATGCATATAGATTAGAAATTTTATGGGTCATGATACCTCTAATCTATTTTAGCATGTTGCTACTTAGTAATATCTACTATTTCGCATACCCCAGCAACGCAAGAAAGTTCCTGTGTTCCAGTGGTTCCATCTTCTTTTTCATATATTGAAAGCATTTCCCATTGAATATTAGAAGGAGATTTCTTTACCCATTCTTCATATTCATCTTTAGAAATTTCTTGATATGGAGCCTGCTTATAAGTATGCTCACTTGCTGGTAAGAAAGACACACCACCAATTGAATCAAAGTTATCAAATACCCAAGCACCTACTCTTAGCCATTCATCTTCGTGAACATTGATCGTAACGCTAGGGTTATGCTCAGTCCAATGAGTTCTATAAATCTTCCACATCTCTAGATGATCTATGGCTGTTAAATCTTTTGTTACAGTTGCATTCTTTGGAGCCTTTTGAGGAAAATAAAACACTGTTGTTTCATCAGGCTTCATTACATCTGGTTCATTTGGAACTCCTGAATCTTTTAAGAATTGTGTTAAAGGATCATTGTTTGAACCACGAACACTTCTAACGTAGTATTCTGAATACCACGGATGAATTCCGCTAGACACCCCGACCAGTTGACTTACAGTGCCAGAAGGCTTAACACAAGTAATTGATACAGAAGGGTTAATGTTTAATTTCTTTGCTTCGTGATCATTAACTCTAACTGATTCTAATCTCATGTCAGTCAACAACTGCTCTAATGCTTTTCCTGCTGTTGAAGTAATCTTGTTACCATAAATTCCAGTTAAGGAAACTCCTAGTAATCTTTCTTCTTCACAATTATCTTTCCATGTTTTACGAAGATACTTAAAGTTAGTCAATGTTGATTGCCATGTTCCAAGTATTGTAGCAAGTTTAACCTTTTCCATTAAGTCTTCTCTTGTATCTTCTGCAGAAATGACTACCTCTGTTAAATTACAAAATTCATTTGGACGCAAGATGATTTCTCCACATGGATTTGTTCCAGAGACAAGTGATGCATCTCTTCTTCCAAAAGATTCTACGTGTTTACGAACTGAGTCAATGTTGTAGATTCCTCTTTCGCCAGACTTTGATTCGTATAGGTTTCTCCATTCACGTAAGAATTGTGCAGTATTTGGTTTTGCGTTGTATACGGCAGAATTGTTTGCTAAAGATCTTTGAGGTTGAGTTTCCCACCAAGATCCACTCTTTGCTTTTGCCATTTCAAAATCATCAAGATTAGAAAGACTGATTAGAGCACTGCGGCGTACTCCTCCTACTACAACTACCTCTCCAACTTTACACATTAAGTCATGTGCCTCAATTGGCTTTAATCTGCGACCTGCTGCATTTTTAAAAGTATCTGTTGTAAATGTAAATAATGCACTAAGAGGTCCTGGGCCAGAAGCACGTCCACCAAAAGTTTTTAATCTTGCACCTGATGGGCGAACCTTTGACATATCCCATTGAGGAACTTGACCTTGTGACAATAAAGCAATTAATTCTTTAAACGCTTTTGCCCATCCTAACTTAGAGTCTTCTACGACAATAGTTGTTGCAGTTTGATTAAATGATTCTGCTATGACTGGAAGGGAATCAACATATTTTGATTCAACACTAAATCCAACTCCTGTTCCGTTCATCAATACATACATTGCTTCATCAAATGCACGTAGACTATCTACTGCAATGAAAGAACAGTTATAGGCTGCAATATGATCACGCTCTAATGCTGGACCTGCAGTCATCAATGCTCTCATTGAAGGCATAATTCTGTGATTTAAAATTGCATCTTTTACTTCGTCAAAAATCTTAGCATTTGGGCTATAGCCATAGTTTAATACCAAGTGGTCCTTCATAAAGTTTATATATCGATCAACCGTTTCTACCCAGGTTTCTCTTCTATTTTTTTCTTCTATCCACCTTGCATATCTTGAGATATGAATAAAGTTTTTATATGGATCTGTTATGGATCCGTTTTCGTTAATAAATGACATAAATAAATACAACTCCTAGTTTTTTGATTTTATGAGATAATAGTATTGTACACGAGTTTATGAGGAGAGTCAATGGTTACGTTCCAAGATATACATTTATACAACAAGTTGGCCAAGAAAGGTTTTGTGCAAAAAATCACATGCCCTTTTGATGAGTCAGATATTGTAATTGTAAAAATAAATAAAGATAATGACCCTATTATTCATTGCATATCATGTGATAGTAGTTTTGATTTAGGCTTAAATACTCAAAAAAGAATAAAAGACGCTATCAACACATTTAAAGATATAAGAAATATTAAATAATCTCACTTATAACATTTTTTAAAAATACTTGATTTTTGGGATTTTAAGGGTTATACTAGTATGGTAACTAAAAATGGCTTCTTCAAGGAGGTAACTTATGAAGAAAGTATTATTAGCATTAATGGTATTTATTATTGTTGGAACGTATATTAATCGACTGGATAGATCGTATATTCAATACCCCGCAGAACCGTTAGTGGTCGTCCCAGAAGGACAGACCACTTCAAGTGTTTTAGGGGCTGTAAAGGCCGCTAGAGAGGCTTCTAGCACTACTGCAGCACGTTCTAAGGCTAGATTCGAAGATCCTAAATCAGACAAGGCTATTGCTGCATATCAAGAGTATTTGAAAGACATAGTTCCAGATCAAGAAGAATCATGTTATTTTAAGATTATTGATAAAGAAAGCGATTGGAATCCTCTTGCTCAAAATCCTAAATCTACAGCATTTGGAATAGGTCAATTCTTAAATAGCACCTGGGGATTGATAGATTCTGAAAAGACTAAAAATCCATATGATCAAATTGATGCAATGGTTGTATATGTTAAATTAATTTATGGTGATGGATGCAACGCTTGGCACTTTAGAAGCCAGCGTGGTTGGTATTAAAGAGCCAATATTTCTTTATAAACACGATCCCAATCAGGACCACGCTTTTCCATGCTATGGAATTCTCTAACAAGACGCATATTTTCTTGACGCTCTTTGTTTCTAGTTTTTTGATTACTCAACTCTTCAAAATGACCTAGCCATTCTTCTGGTGTTGAGGCCACTCTTCCTATACCAAATTCTTTATTTATATAGTTATATTCTTCAAAATCTGTGGCTATCCACGGTACTCCTGCTGCTGTATATTCTAATCCTTTAATAAATGATTTTGCACGATTAAATTCTACCTTATTCAATGGAACTATTCCTACATCTAACTTTCTAAACATTTTTTTATAATCTAGAATTGGCTGCATTGGCTCTGAAGTATATAAGTTATGTGGTATGCCTAATTGTTCTTCTACTGTAGGTGCGTTTAAAATATGACCTGCATGATGAAATCTCCATTTTTTATTTTCTAAAAATTCACCAACAAATGGGTTTAATGTTTCTAGATCGTTTGAACGCCAAGGTGTTGCACCAACCCATCCAGCGGTTGGCCAGTTTCCAGAAGTATCCTTTCTGAAACTAAAATATTGTGGATCAATTCCATTTCTAACCATAAATATGGGTTTGTTTGGATATTCTTTTTTGTAGTAATCATATAAGAAAGGAGTAGAGGTTACTAGAGCATCTGCTAGTTCCATAGTTTTAAAATAATGCACTCTGTTATTTCTAGGGTTAGTTGCTGGGTCTGTTGACTTATAAGCCATATTTGAGGGTTCTAATCCAGCATGATGATCATCGATATCAATAACTATCTTTTGACCTCTTTCTTGTGCTTTTGGAATTTGTTCAACAAATTTGTCTAACATCATTAATTTTAATACTACGATTTCCCATCCGTGTATTGCTTTTTGATCTGGTATTAATAATCCAAAACCATGTTCATCGCTATACCCTGGAAATCCCATTCCAGTGGTCCAGCCAAGTTTTTCTAATTCTTTCATTGGTAGATAACATCTATACCAAGCACATCCATTAGGTTGTAAAGGTGAGGTACCAAAAGCCCAATCGTAAGTTAAAAAACAAATGGTTGGTTTTGATTCGGTCATTATTCTCTTTCTTTTAGTTATTAAATTATATCAGTGTATGTCACTGATGTCAATTATGGTTGTTGATTTACCCATGCACTTGCTGAAGAACTATAAACTAGTATGTCTCCATTTTGAGGATTGCTAATTTGGACCAATCCTAAATTAGTAATGTCATGAGTATGTGGTGAAGGAACTCCAGCCAATGGTATCCAAACGCTTGCACTAGAGTCATACACTCTTGCTAATTTGGGTGAGTTGTCATTAACTGGCATTTAGTTCTCCAAGTTTGGATAAAAAACTGTTTGATAAAAAGGACCTTCATTAGGATTTTGCCAATGAACTCCGTCCCAAATCCATCCTTCTAGTGGACCTTCTTTTAAAACATCTCTATTTGAAACATCTATATTTTGATGATCTTGTAAAAAAACATCTGCAACTCTATCTGGAAGTGCTAGTATTTCAACAACTTCTCCGTCTATAACAAATGCTAACATTCTAGGAGATACAAATTGTTCTGTCATTATTCCTCCACTGGTGGATTAAAATTAGTTCCGTCCCATGTCCATCCTGGCATTGGGCCTTCTGTTTTAAAATCTCTTCCTGTTATATCTAAAACTATTGGATTGCTTAATAATATAGCACCAAGCCTTTCATTAGCACCGAACATATTTTTAACCTGCCCATCAACAACTTGAGCAAATAAAAATGGTCCTGGAAAATTATTGCCTAGATTCATATTGGCCTCCAAAATAATTATACACCATCAACTTGATTCCACTTTCCCAGTGGGCAACTAGCGTGGGGCAGAGATGTCTTTATTTTCATAATGCACCCACACTCTTTACATTGAGTGGTTGATTTAATAAATCTATCACAAGAATTACAAATATCCATCCTATCATTTTTCATAGTTTCATTAATATGAACTATATTTGGATTAAAGTAATCCCAAGGCTTTGCTGAATTTTTATCTTTCCATATTTCCCAAGCAGATTTTATGCTCATTTATTTCCTAATTTGCTGAGGCGATGTAAGAGTCTAAAACATTGGATGTTGCAGTTCCACCAGGTGCATAGATTATGCCTGTGTTTGGACCTTTGTTTGCTGATGGTTCGTTCCTATCTAAAATAGTAGAATGATAGGCTCCACCATCTTGAATTCCATAAACTTTTATATTTGCTTGATTGGTAACTACTCTAATACCTGCAAAGTTATCATTTGAATCATTCAAAGTTGTTCTAACTTCAACATCTTGAACTGTGCTAACTGTTCCACCAACTGCCTTGATAACTCTTACGTAAAATCTATATCTTGTTCCAGTTGAATAGTTTGGACATTGATCACATGTTTCTCCACATACGTCATGACATCCATGTGTGGCATGGCAATAGTGTCCCCAACATCCCATTTGCCTACAGTTGCAATTATAATATGAACTAACGTATTGTTCAGAGTTTGAAGTATAGTAAGGAATTGCACCCCACCAATCTCCAGGACCAGAAACCCAAAATGCTAAGCCAGCACCGCTACCAAATGTTGATATTTGAGCAGTGATGTCTGCGTCTACAATGTCATAATTAATTGATATTGGATAACTTGTTGCAGATGTTGGAGTATAGGCTTGAGATGCATTTGATTGCCAATCGCCCTGTATGTTTCTCCAGGGTCCAAAGAAATCAAAGTTATCAGAAAATGATCTAACTATATCTTTTTCTTGAAAACCTTTTCTTGTAACAGAATTAGATATTGTCTTTTTTTTACTTAATGGTTTATTATTTATTCTACTTGGTTTGGCCATTGCTATTCCTTATGCTGGGTTTGAAGTCACAACAATGTCCCATTGTGCTCCATCCCATATATATAGTCTTTGTGGTACTGATGTTACATATGCAATTGTTCCAGCAACTGGACTTGGAATTGCTGCATCTCTTGCGGCTGTTGTTGCAAATACATTTATTCCACCGTTAATTCTTAAGTTTCCATTAAATTGAGCACTACCATTTACGCTTGCTGTGCCATTGGCAATTATGTTTTTTGTATTTAATACATCATCAAAACTTGCTGGGGCTTCATATAAATGATATCCTGTCCATACATAGTTTCTATTTGTATCAACTACCCCAGATATCTGATGCCAAGAATCTGTTTGTTTGTCATACATATATGCTGGTCTTGGATTTACATCTATCTCAGCATAAATAACGCTTCCTGAAGATGGTGTAGAAATAACGTTGTCTGCAACTTTTGCGTAAGTAAATATTGAAGAGGATGGAACGTCTAAAACTGTAAAACTACCATCAAAGGTAGCGTCAACGCCGTTAATAGTTATGTAGTCCCCACTAGAAAGGTTGTGATCTGCTGTAGTAGTTATTTCTGCTTCATTAGCAGTTAAAGATTTGTTGGAAACTATTTTTATTGGCATACTATCCTCTTTTAAAATTATATCATGAACAAAAAAAGGGGAGATCTTTTATAGACCCCCCCTATTTTCAGTATTAATTATTTCTTTTTGGCTTTTGATGCCACTTCTGGTTTTGCACCAAATCCAAATTTAGCATCTTTTGGATTAACTGCACGAATTACTACCCATGCTGCTGCTGAAACTGCTGAGTTTAGGATAGTTCCTAATGCGTCACCAGTTAGGGCAGTGATATCTGCACCTGAAGCAGTAAATTGTGTTACAAGTGCAATTACAAAAGCATTGAGTGCTGACTCTAATACTTTTTTATTTAGTAATGATTCCATTAATTGTCCTCCTTTAAGAACATGGATACAATTGTACACCCTTTAAGTGGTGGTGTCAACCCTTATGCTGTTATCTCTAGGCCAGATATGTGAAAGTTTACTGTTGTTGCTGAAGCGTATGTTTTAACACTTTGACCTGTAGCAAGAACTTGTTTCATATCTAAAATAACAGAGTCATTTGCTGGAACAGAAGCATTTAATGCAATTGCAACATCGTTAAATAAAATGCTATATGTTGCTGCTGCACTTGCAGTATTTGCAACTACAACATTATTAATTAAAGTTGTTGTTGCTGCTGGAACAACGTAAACTGAACTAGCACTTGTTGTTGCTGCTGCTCTAGATAATGCTTTGAATAGATTTGCCATTTTTTCTCCTATAGTCCAAGTGCTAGGGCTTCTACGCCGTCTAGCCTTATGGAAAGTTGTGTTACTGTATTCTCTAGTATATCAAATGCTGATTGAGTTGCGTATAAAGAAGCATTAAATGAAGTTAAATCGTAGTCTCTATCTACCCAAACTTGTCCGTGTGTTGGTGCTGATGGCTCATTTGATGAAAGAGTTACTACCCCTGCACTTTGTAAATTTTGAGTTTCTCCATTATGATCTAGCCATATATATCCTTCAGGAACTGTAGTTTTTGAATTATCAGTTCGTATAACTAAGTGAGGAATATCGTTTTGAACTATACCTCCACCTGTTGGAGTGTTTTCTTGAGTGGTAAGTCTAGTATCAATATTCAATAAATGTGAGTGAATACTATTTGGTGATGGATTAACGGTTCCATTAAAATCTGCATATCCATAGTGGTATTGTTTAAATGCCTCAACTATATCTGCTGTAGTGTTAATTTGAGGTATTAAAGTATCAAACTCTGTTTCTTCATATCCAGAAATTTGACTTAATAACTGACCTTGATTAGCCAACTTGTATCACCTTTTAAAATTATACCACTATTGATAGATTTACAGTTATAGATACTGATCCAGATAGATCTGAAAGTGTTGGATGTAATGACTTTCCCATTAATGAAACTTGTAGTGATCTGCTAGATCCTGCTGTAAGTATGGATTTTCCTGTTACTGTTAGTGCTGCTGGAGAAGAGTGGTTTGGTGTTAACTGAACCGCTATATCATCTGAAGTTAAGTTTGCTGGAGCATTTTCATATAAAGATGTTAACGGTATCAAAAATGATGCCGATCCAGATGTAAATGTTGTAGATAGTATTTCATTATAGGTTATTGGTTGAAACCTTAATACTGTTTGCCATTCATTTCCACCAGGAACCGATACGTATTGATATAGAACTCCGTAATCTGCTCCTAGATCATTTCTAATAAATATATCTGATATAGATGCTGGATCATTTATAAATAGACCAGAGTTAACATTTGGATCTCCTGGGCCAGTATATATCTTGCTTCCTTTATCACCTTTTGGTCCAATATCTAACGCTAGTTCTATTGTTTGAGGTGGTCCGTATACTGTTAAATTGTCATCCTGAACAACAAGATTAATTGCCATTATTAACTCCCGCTAATATCTTGTGTAACATTAATATTTCCAGTAAGAAGTGTATATACTATTGATCCACTTGATACCTGGATATCGTAAACATAAGAACTTGCCAAGAATGCTGATCCTGTTGTAGATGGAATTGTGCAAAATACATTTGATCCACTAACTATTGAAGCAGATCCGTTTCCAACAACAATTCCAGAGTCTCCTCTTGCTGTTGATATTGTAAATAGTCCTGAGTAACCTGTAAGGTTTAAGGCAGTTCCTGAAGAATCTTTTGGTTGAACGAGAAGTTCAAAGGTGTCACCCTTGTAATAACTTATATCGTAACTAACTGGAAATGGCATTATTTAATCACCCTTTTAATTGTATCACGCTGCAGTATTTCCATAAAGCACCCATGAATTTGATCCGACTTTTATAAGAGAAACCTGAGAATATTGTCCATTGGTTCTATTTCCAGGATTTCCAACAACGCTTACTCCAGATGCTCCAGTAAATGTAACTTGTCCATCTCCCATTTGAATAGCATCTATTTTATGACCAATATCTAAATCTGTATTTGTAAATGGAGAAGCATCTAGTGGGACAGTAACGCTAACGTTGCTTGAACTTGTAAATAGCAAAACACCAGCAATATTATTAGGATTTATTGTATATGTTGTAGCACTTATGCTTGTAATAGGTTGTTTCTTTTTAACATACCCCGCTGAAGCAGAGTTTCCTACAACTAATTCAACATAGGCAATAGATGCTGTTGTTGCTAGCAAGAATGTTGCTGAAGCCTCTTGTTTTTGTAGATATTGGCTTTCTGCTGCCAATATTGGAAGGTATGTAGAAGTTGCATCTAACTGAGTTAAGTAAGTAGATGAAGCAGATGATTTTGATAGATAGTTTGATGAGGCATCTACAATTTTTAAATATGTTGATTCTGCATCAAAGTCAGTTACATAGTCTAATAAATAATTTGGATTGTCTATAAAAAATTGATCTACTAAATCATCAAATCTAATATTAATTACCCATGTAGGACTTCCACTTACTAATTGATATATATAAAAAGTTCCATATTCAGCACTACCCTCGCCTGTTTGAACATAAAGGTCTCCTAATACTGGAGGAAGTGTTGTAAAGGCACCAGGGTTAGATAATGGTGCAGTTGCTCCGTTGTATATAACGTTGCCACGATCCCCTTTAATTCCTTGAGGCCCACGTTCAATTGACATTGTTATTACATCTGGTGGTCCAAATATTGTTACTGCTTCGTTTTCTAAAATTACATCAGGCATTATGCACCTGCACCAGTGATGTCCTGAGTCACATTAATGGTTCCTGTTACCAAAGTATATGTTTTGTTATTTTTTGTTATTTGCACATCATAGTGATATACGGTTAATCCTAAGTCATTTCCAACTGTTGGACTTATTGCACAATCAACTGTTCCAGAGTTGGTGTTGACTGTTGCTGTTGCTGTTGAGACAAAGACTCCAGAAACTCCTCTAGCAGTTGCTATGTTAAATACTGCTGAGTATCCAGTTAGATCAAAGGATGTCCCATTTGCATTTTTTGGGGTAATTGAAAAGGAGTAAGTATCTCCTCTATAGTAGTTAAAGTTATATGTAGCGGGAAATGCCATTTATTATCACCTTTGTTAATTATACCATTTACAATCTAATTATAGGACTTTTTATGCCAGAATTGACGTTTATATGACCTATTGATAAAACTTAGAATTTTAAATACCGCCTTTTGTTTTTTGCCTTCCTCAAATTCTAAAATATCTGATTCCCAAGAATCTCTTTTAAAAGGAAAGATCTGACATATCGGGGTTCCTGCTGGAACTATTGTTCTCTCTCCTTCAAAGTTTAATATTTGAAATGGAAAATGAACTGAGTCTGGAAATGTATCAGTATCTACTACCCCTGTAAAAGTTCTAAATGGTAAATCATGTCTATTTAATGGATGAGTATAAAGACAACTATATCCAGGTGGTGTTTTTATATGCCAGTCAAATAACCATTTAGAGGCATATTTTTCTTCTTTATGTTCTGTTGGTAACATAAAGGTCTGATCTATATTGTGTCCTTCAACTATTTTAATTATTGGCTGTAACCATCTAACTGTTATTTCTCCATTGACCTTTTTAAATTCAACGTCTGATGATAAAACTGCCATGTAGCCTGTAGTTAAAGCATCTAAAAATGGAACACAACCCTTAAGTGTGCTATTGCTTACACTGGCAACTGGATTTGGATGCATGCCAAAATCTTTTTCATTATTAACATATAATGGTGCATTCTTATACCAATTAGGAATTGTATTTCTTGATGGAATTGGTGCTGGTAAAAATGACTCTAAGCCTTTAGCCATAGGCTGAAATTCAATTTTTTGCATTATTTTTTTTATTCTACTTGTTGTGAAAATGTGTATTCTTCGTAATTTCGTGTCATTGGGTTCCAAACTTGAACCTTGCCACCTTCATACAAAGGAACTTTCCATTGCCATGTTGTATGATCAAAGTAGAACATATCTCTTGAAAGATCTCCAAATTCAACCTTAGGAAGGAATTTGTTAATTGAAGGCTCCCACACAACTCCTACTTGAAAGTCGTCCATATTTCCAATTGGTTCTCCGTTAACATATGCTTTAATTTCTAACTGTGTTGGAATGCCCAATGAAGAGTTTTGTAAGTTTCTAATTGTTTGTGTAAATTCTAGCCAATAGAAGTGATCTGAATCTTGTGGAAGAATTCCACCGTTTAGATCTGTTCCTTCTTTGTATGTTGTAAAGTTAACTACTTGATTTGTTAATTTATAAACTTTTGCAAAATGTCTTAATTGTGGATCAATTTGAGTTTCTGTTGCATAAATAGGTGTTTCTGTATTTTCTACACCTGGATTAAATTCAATAGTCATGTTAACTCCCTTTTAAAATTGTATCATATCTTCTTTATTGGTATCTTCATCTTTTTTATAGAAGGTGTGATATAGGTATTCTGATAATAATGGAGAATTCATGGCATTTCTTTGCCATTTAGCCTTTCTTTCTTCCCACAACCTGCAATATTCGTTAGTTTTTTCTAATATGCTAAGATCTGGCTCTTCATATTGAACCTGAATTGCTCTTTGCTCATTAACCATGTTTACGTTCATACCTGTTGCTATATATGTAATTCCAGCATTTCCTATAGGATGACCCCATCCATCTAGGTATCTAATTGACATATCATAAAATGAAGATGACTTATCTATGTATGGGCTTGTCATTTCGTCTGCTTTATCAGCAAAATGCTTTCTGTTTATAGCCTTCCAGTATTCAGTATCGTCTCTGTGGCTTAATGCGTAGTGTAAGGCAACAAACTTTGCAAATCCTCTAAACATAACTTGAGTACTTGCGTTATACATATCTCTATCAAATTCAGATATTTCGTTTCCACGATCAAGAGTGTCAATAAGTTTAAACAAGAATTCGTGAACAGTATACAAGCCGTTGCTTTCTAATGGTTCAATAAATCCTGCTGATAGTCCTATTGCTACTACGTTTTTAACAAATGTTCTATTATGTATTCCTACACGGAATTTAATATCTCTAAATTCTAAGGAATCAATTTCTTCTTTTGTTCTTGGTATAACCATTTTGTCAGACATCAAGTAATTTTTAAATTGCTCTAATGCTTCTTCTGGTGTAGCAAATTTATCTGAATAAACATAGCCAGCACCCAATCTTTCCCATGAAGGTATGTTCCAACACCATCCGTTTTCAATTGCTGTTGAGTTAGTAAAGCCTTCTAATTCTTTATCTTTGTTTCTATAAGGAATTCTTGTTGCCCAGGCTCTATTGTTTGGTAGCATTTCTGCCATAGAGTCAAATGGTTCCTCTAGTGCACCAGCAAGTAGTAGGCTCTTGAATCCTGTGCAGTCTACAAATAGATCTGCAGTAATATTATTTCCATTGTCTAATGTTAGATAGTCAATGCCATCCTCATTAGTTTTTATATCTACAACTTTTCCTTCTATGTGCATTACACCTTTTGGCTTACAGTAATTTTCTTTTAGCCAATACCCAAACTTGTCTGCATCAAAATGATAAGCAACATCATTTCCAGGGTTAAAGTTGTCAAAGTCTTTAAAATAATTTAAATTAAATCTATTGTTTTCAAATAATGCTGCTGCTGGAAACAAGCATCTAACAAAATCTTCTTTTGTTGTTTCTGGATAAAAGAATTTTTTAAAATGCCAGTGATTAAATGATGGAGTTCCTGGTCCATCAAGTAATGGCTTTCCAAATGGATAATGAAATCCTCCATCGTCTTTTTTATAAAAATCTGTAAATTTAATACTTAGTTTTAATGAAGCGTCTGTTGCTGGAAAAAAATCTTTTTCATCTAATCCGATAAATCTAGTCCATCTACGAATTCCACCTAGTGTGCTTTCGCCTACCCCTACTGTTTTAATATCTGAGGGCTCAATAAGGCTAATGTTGTGATTTGGAAATTTTCTTATAAGGGTAGCCGCTGTCATCCATCCAGCAGATCCGCCACCAACTATAACTATCTTTTTTACCTTCATGAAATCTCTTTTCTTATGTGTTAACCTAGTATATCATGTGGATTAATTTCACGCAAGTAGTAGGTATCATCAAAATCTTCATTAGATAGTTGAATTATAAATCTTCCATGCTGGGGCATATAAATATTTTTATACATATTTTTTACAGCATCTCTAGATCCACTTACAATGCTAAATTTTGATTTATCTATTGCTTTCTTATATATGTCTTGTCTACTAAAGTCTCCAAATTTTGTTATACCCGCAATTATATGATCGTTCAAATTATTGTTTGGCTGTTCTCCATATTCTTCTTTATGAACTATGTGTCCAGATCCACCACTTCCTCCTACATCTTTTACTCTAAAATCTGTATTTGATTTTCCACCTACCCAGCCTCCACCACCTCCACCATTGTTTCCAGAATTTAAGCCATTTGATCCAATTAAAGAACTATTTTCAATATCTTGAGTAGATGGAGATGAATTGTTTGCTCCTGTTCCTACCCAACCACCACCGTTTCCAGCCTTTGATTTTTTAACATCATTTCCACCACCTTTACCTCCACCACCTCCTGCAATCAATAAAACATTTTCTCTTATTACTGGACAGTTATCATCTGTCCATTCATTTTTTCCATAATATTCTGTATTTATAAATAAACCACTTAGTCCTCCACCTTGTCCACCCATCATATATCCAGATCCTCCACCACCGTGAGTATTTTTATTTCTAAAGTATCCTGCTTGTCCAGCAGTTATTGTATAGTGTATATCTTTTTTAAAATTAACTAATGATTTTGTATACCCACCGATTCCTGAAGCATCTTTCATTTTATCTACACCATATGCTGCACCGTCAGCACCCCATAACTCAACCCATGCTATAAAATCTTCATCTGCTATAAATGTAAAAGATCCATATCCAAGATCTTCGTTATCTCCGTATGATATATCAAAATTACCACCACCAAAACTTAATAATAAATCATTGTTAGATATTGTTTTATTTAAAACGTGGCCGTTAGGATTTGTGATTGAAAAATTAATCATTTTTACTCCTAATATGATTGAGACCAGGCGTTATTATCTCCAGGTGCTGTGTGAGTTGGAAAAACATATTCTGATTTATTCATTATTTCATGTGCTAAAGTTATTACAACTTTTCCATGTTTCTGACCTTCTTTATCGCTTTGACCAACTTCTGATCCTCTTCCACCTAATCCTGCTAACCCACCGTCACCTTGTGCTAGTGGATTTCTATCATTTGCTGGCATTGGTGTTTGAGTTCCATGATCACCAGGTGCTCTTAAGGTATGACCTGTAATTATATATTGTGCCTTATCGTTATTTGCTTGTGTGGCAATGTTTGATGGATAAGCATAATGTCCTGATCCACCTCCACCACCATTATGATGATTTGATGTATGACCTCCGCCACCACCGCCATACCAACCACCTCCACCTCCACCTAGCCAAGAAGTGTTTGATCCAGAGTGTCCTCCATGTAAAGCCTGTCCACCTTGTCCACCGTTGTATCCACCACCGCCACCACCTGTTTGTCCACCTCCACCAGAGTTGTGACCACTTCTTCCATCCCAACCACCACCTCCACCACCTGCTCCGTGATGTGATTGAGTATGATAACCTTTTCCACCTCCACCTCCTGCAACCAACAATGCTTGTGATTGTGTTACTGGTGTAGTGGTATGTGCCCATGAACTTTTACCAAAATGAGTAGAGCCCATAAATAAACCTGAAAGACCTCCGCCAGAACCACCTGACGAATGCCCTCTTCCACCACCACCGTGTGTTGCTACGTTATCAAAATTTCCTCCTTGACCAACGACAATTGTGTATGGAGTTTGTGCTTTAAATTGAACTAGTGCTTGTGTAAATCCTCCACCACCAGCAGCATTGTCTCCACTTCTATGTTGTCCTGCACCACCAGCACCCCACATTTGAACCCATGCTAAAAAGTCATTTTGTGGTTTTAATACATGTGATCCAAAATCAAACCACCATTCACCGCTTGAATTATAGTCTCTATAAAAAGATCCACCACCAACATTAAAGATTTCACCTTTTCTTTTTGTTTTTGAATCTGAAAAATGTGTTGATGGAGTAGCAGTGTATGTAAACAATGATCCATTTGGTCTTGTTAATTCATAAGTAACTTGTTTTTCATTTTTAGATCTAATATTAGTCATTAGTCAGTACCTACCCATCTATTTGCAGAAATTACTACTCTTCCAGGATACCCCGAATGATCCCATCCTCCACCTAATCCAGTTCTTCCAAAAATTTGTTCTCCACTTGATTGACCTTGAGATCCTCCACCTTGACCTGCACCCATCCAATCTGAGTCTGCATGGTATCCAGGGTTAATATTATGATTTTGATGCGTTGTTTTACCATTAACTGAATATCCATCTGTTACTAAATCTGGATACTTTGTTTTAATCCAATTATTTGGATACCCACCTGTTGAATGTAAATCTAGCAAATGTCCTGAACCTCCACCGCCACCATTATGATGATTACTATGATGTGTTCCACCAGCACCACCAAACCATCCACCTCCGCCGCCTCCAGAGTTTCCTCCGTCTCCTGCGTGTCCACCGTGTAGTGAGTAGCCTGCTTGTGATCCGTGTCCCCAGTTTCCACCACCACCTGTTTGTGAGCCACCACCAGCATTGTGTCCACTAGTTCCATTTGTTCCACCACCTGCTGCTCCAGTTCCATGATGACCAGTACTATGATGTCCTGAGCCTCCGCCACCGCCAGCAATAATTAAAGCATTTTGTCTTCCAATTGATCTGAATGAAGTATGGTTAGCACCATGCCCATGACCTGGACCACCATGATTTCCAAATGTATTAAAAAATATACCAGATAGGCCACCTCCTGGACCACCGTGAGTTGCTCCACCTCCACCGTTACCAAAAGATCCAGATTGTCCATAATTGTCACGAACGTCAGCACCACTATGTCTATGTGTAATGTGACCTGGTGATTGACCAACTAAAACTGTATAAGGAATATCTTTTAAAAATTTAACTGTAGCACTAGAGTATCCTCCTGAACCAGCAACTGCGTCTCCAGTATCATAACCTCTAGCACCCCCACCTGCACCCCACACTTTTGCTGTTCCATAAAAAGATCTATAAGGAATTATTGTCCATATTCCATATTTTCTTCCAAAATCAAAATGTCCTGGTTCATTGTGATCAAACTGATGTGTTGTTTGACCAAAGCCCTCTGCAAATATTTTTCCTTGATTTTTATCTTTCCAATAGACATCTTTATGCTCTGCTAAGGCTTCATTAAAAATATGTGCTATTGGCTGATTTTCTTTAATTCCTGTCATATCTAGTGTTTCCTTGATTAAATGATAATGGCATTGGATTCTGTTCTATTGTATTATAAGCATTCTTTAAATACCCTGGAGCAAAATTTATTACAACTTTTCCATGTCTTGAGCCGTGTGTCATATCATTTCCAGCGGCACCTCTTCCAACATGATTTCCATTTCTTGCTTTGTTGTGAGCATAGTCGTTTAGCCAATTTGCTGGTTTATCTGATCTAAAATTATGATAAGATGCTGAAGATAGTGTATGTGCTGTAACTAAGTATTTTGATAATTCGCTATTTGGAAAAGATCCACCTTCTGAAGGCATAGCATGATGACCTGATCCACCAGATCCGCCATTATGATGATTTGATGTATGACCTCCGCCACCACCGCCATACCAACCACCTCCACCTCCACCTAGCCAAGAAGTGTTTGATCCAGAGTGTCCTCCATGAAATCCGTGACCAGACCCACCACGACCTCCGTTATTATATCCACCAGATCCACCATTAAATTGAGTTGCTCCAGAAACGTTATGTGCACTTCTTCCATACCAGCCACCGCCACCGCCACCGCTACCATGATGTGCAGATCCATGATGGCCTTTTCCTCCACCACCACCTGCAACTAACAATGCCTGATCTCTTCTAACTGGAGTATTGTCTGTGTGACCCCAATCTCCTCTGCCATTATGATCTACGTTCATAAATAGACCTGTAAGACCGCCACCAGAACCACCTGATGAGTGACCTCTTCCACCACCACCATGTGTTGATGCATTATCACAATGTCCACCTTCTCCAACAACTATTGTGTATGGAGTGTTTGCTTTAAATTTTACTAGACCTCTTGTAAATCCTCCTCCACCACCATAATTTCCACCTGATGGGTCTGCTCCACCGCCACCTGCACCCCATAAGGAAACCCATGCAGTAAAATCATTTTTTGGATATAAAACATGTGAGCCGTAATCTAATTGATATTCAGTTTCAGTACTAAATATACTTCCACCGCCAACATTAAACATTTCTCCCTTAATTGCGGTATATGAATGTTCATAACTATTTGTATTATCTACAATTTGATCTTTACTTAAAGCACCACTTGGAGTTTTTAAATAATAATAAGCATAATTATCTAATGATACGTCTGTATCAATTTTTCTTTTTGAACTTGAATTAGTCATTATGTGGCCACTGTCCTTATAATCATTCTACCATTACCGCCACCATGAGAACTTCCAGTTCTGCCACTACCTGTTCCCCATCCTTGCGAACTATTTGCGTCAACATCGGTTGATGCTGCTGGTGCTGGATTATGGTTTTGATGTTGTCCTGGAGCAATTTCTAATGTTGAATTTCTAACAATATTTGGATATTTTTCTTTAATCCAATAATTCCAATGTTCTGGAGTTGAGTATAAATCTAATGCGTGACCTGCTCCACCTCCACCACCGTTATGATGAGAGCCAGTTCCTCTATGTGTTCCTCCAGCACCACCCCAGTATCCACCACCTCCACCACCTGTATAAGAAGATGCTCCACCATGTCCACCATGCATTCTATATCCACCAGAACCATATGATCCATCACGCCAAGCGTGTGCTGCGTCATATTGATGTGCGTGATTTTGTGCATGTCCATGATGTCCATGTTGTCCACCACCGCCTGCACCTTGTCCATGATTTGATGTTCCGTGATGTCCTTGTCCACCACCTCCACCTGCTACTAATATAGCATTAGACTGATTTGGTCCTTCAAAAGTTGATGCTATTCCGTGGCTAAATTGTGAACCACTCATTCCTTCTAGTCCATGAGTGTTATAAAATATTGCAGACATTCCACCACCACCGCCAGCATTGTGTCCGCCGTTTCCACCACCACCAAATCCACCAGATTCCCATGGGTTGGTTCTATTTCCATTTGAGTCATGATTGTGATAAGAATAACTTCCACCTTGTCCTACCCAAAGTGTATAAGGTTTATCTTTATAAAATGTAACTAATGATCTTGCATGACCTCCACCACCTGAAGCACCAGAATCATTATGTGATCCACCGCCTGCACCCCACATTTTTACTTCACCAGTAAAAGTTTGTTCTGGTATTAAAACCCATTCTCCAAAATTTGTTCCTGGCTGTGTATAGTGTTGACCATTTCCTGATCCTTTGTCAAATATTGTTTTATAATGACCAGCACGATCTAAATCAATAGATTCATATGATGTAAATGCTGTATTAAATAATGTTGCTAACCTGTTAGTATTTTTTGTTCTGGTTAGGGTCACTTATAAGTACCCCCCTTACTTCAGTAACGTTCCGAATGCAGTAAAGTAGATACCAGCATGGGAAGCCCTAACAACTAGTGCGTCACCTTGATCTAATGTGTAGCCCATGGTCATGCTGTAGGTTTCACCTGGATCTAACGAAACTCTATTTGCAATTATTGATTTATCTGGAGGAGATGTTTTTGAATCTCCGCTTTTTACTATATATGCATAGAAGTAGCATGAGTGTGTTAGTGTGTTAGAAACTGCTAGTGTTGAAATAATCGCTTGTTCTGATGTTCCAACTGTAAATACTGTGTTGGCTTTTTGAATTGCTACTGCACCAGGTGCTGTTCCTGTAATAACTGATGCTGATGATTGATCTGCTCCAAGAGCAATGTATCTAAAAGCACTTGAAGATACTGAATCAAAGATTACCCAATCTCCATCATATTGTGCATCGTTGATGTCAACTGTTATTAAGTCTCCTGCTGCTGCATTGTGATTACCATCTGTAATTAAAGTAACAATGCCACCTGTTTTTTGTTTATTTAAAACTCTTTTTCCTTGAGCATTTTCATATGAGTAAACATATGCTGCTGTTTGTGCTGCATCTGTAATATTTGCATTTGTTAGTGGAACTGTAAAGTATGTTGTTGGGTTAGTGTCATCGTTTTTGCCAAGTTTTGCAACTACACGGCGGCGATTCATGATTGATTGATCTGTTGACCAAACTTCTACACGATCTCCTACTGTTAAACCGTGAGGTGTTGTTGTTTCAAAGTATGCTTGGTTTGTTGTCAAACCTCTTGTTTTAACTGGAAGTCTTTCATATAATCCAGAGGTAACTTGTCCTAAGACCTTATAATTGGAAATTGCCATTTTATACTCCCATCAGTAGAAGTGGTGATACGAAACTATCGAACTCGATACTTTCCCATCTTTCTTGACTACTGTAATATTGTTGTGCCTTTTTTGTTTGCACATAAACCATTGTACCATGACTTGGATCAGGTATTATTTCATCTCTTTCTGCTTCGGTAGAGAATACGTTTACCCCATATTTTGCTCTTAATGAACCT